CTAAAAAAGAGTTAGAAAATAGGCACACTGCTAAAAAAGAAGGTGACCAAAAAGAGAATGTACACGCTGAGAAAGTTGCGGCTGATGTGAAGAAAGGTAAAGCCACTTACACAAAAAACTCAAAAGGTGAGGATGCAGTTGATTATAGAAAACCTGAGCCTAAAACTAAAAAACGAACTCAAGCTGGAAAACTAGGTGTTCAGATTGGAAATATATTTAGAAAGAAAAATAAAAAGAAAAATCCACACCGTACCAAAGAATAGAAGTAAGTAGCACAATTTAATCAAATTTAATTTAATACATGGAATACAATCAACCAAGCGAGATTGTCAAAGACGTGAACTTTGGCGATAACGCAAAGAATAAAATAGTAGCTGGTGTTGAAAAACTAGCTAAAGCAGTAAAATCAACCCTGGGTGCCTCTGGTAAATGCGTTATATACGAAGATGCAAGAGGTTTACCGGTCATAACAAAAGACGGAGTAACAGTAGCAGAATCTGTTGTCTTATATGACCCGGTTGAAAACATGGGGGCTACCTTAATTAAGGAGGCTGCTAGAAATACAGTGAGAGAAGCAGGTGACGGTACTACTACAGCTACCGTCCTTGCTGAATCATTGTTAAAAGAGGTAAATAGCCACGGTAAAGATGTGACTATAAGAGAAGTAAAAGACGGGATTAAATCCGGTCTTAAGAAGGTAAACGATTACCTAGATAAGATTTCTGTCAAGATCGAAGGCGATATGCTCGAATCTGTTAGTTCAATAAGTTGCAACAATGATGCAGAACTAGGTGAGATTATAGCGGAAGCTTATACTAAAGTAGGTAAAGATGGTGTGGTATTAATGGAAGAGTCTCCAACTGAAGAGACATACGTCGAGATAGTTGACGGTGTTCAAATCGACTCAGGGCTCACGTCTCCACATTTCGTTACTGATAAAGATAAACAAGTCTGTGAACTTGATAATCCGTTAGTATTAATCGTAGGATCAGAAATAGCAAACGTAAGGAAGATACAATCAATATTAGAGCATGTTATAAAGAACAAAAGATCTTTACTGATCGTTGCTCCAGTTGATCAACAAGTTAAAGCTGCTCTTCTTATGAACAAGGTTAAAGGTAATATCAAGGTAAACATTGTTGATTTACCAGGCTTTGGTCCTACTAAAGAAGATACATGCGAAGATTTAGCTCTTTTAGTTGGCGCTACTATAATAAACGAAAACTTAGGTGATGATTTAGACCTAATAGATGTTAGTTGCTTAGGTGAAGCTTATTCAGCGGTTACAGATAGCAAAACCACTGTACTAACAACTGATGTATTAGAAGAACCGTTAGAAGAAAGAATCAAGAGCATTAAGAAAACTATTGATGAAAATGCTAAAAACCCTTTCTTACAAAAGAAACACCAACAAAGATTAGCTATGCTGTCTGGTTCTGTTGGGTTGATTAAGGTAGGTGCTGATTCTAAGGTAGAACTTAAAGAAAAGAAAGATAGAGTTGAAGACGCTATCTACGCTACAAAAGCTGCTTTGAAAGAAGGTATTGTGCCAGGTGGTGGTGTTGCACTATTAAACGCATCTCAAAAAATCTCCGCTAAAGCGGTGGGTGAAGAGATACTACTAAAAGCTATTCAAGCTCCTTTTTACACTGTACTTGACAATGCTGGTATAACTATGATGGATGGATACGAAGATCACGAAGGTTACGGTATAGATGTAGTAACTGGTGAGAGAGCTACAATGATCTCAGCTGGTATCATAGATCCGGTTTTGGTTACAAAATCGGCGCTCAAAAATGCGGTGAGCGTAGTATCAACAATTATATCTGCAGATTGTGTAATTTCAAATATGAGACACAATGAAGGCAATTAATAGATATATTATAGTAGATAGAATAAAGACAGAACCTAAAAAGGTTGCTGGTCTTATAATGACGGACGACACAGATGTAGACAACCGTTATATAAAAGCAAAAATAATATCGTGTGGACATTTAGTCGAAGGACTAAAAGATGGTGACACGATATATTACGATAAACATGCTGGACACGACATATCATGGAAAGATGTACTTTACCGGGTCATTCGTGATGGTGACGTAGTTCTAGTAGATTAACCTAAACCTGAAACCTAAAACCTTAAACTTAAAACAACAAACAAATTATTAATTAAAAAAAAAGAAAAGAAATGCAATTTTTAAAAATTCACAAAGTAGATTCATCAGCAAATGATACTAACATCATTTCCTACATAAATATAGACCACATGTCTACATTTATAACAGCTGCAACAACGGTAACTTTATATATTAGAGGTCTTGACGCAGATGGTTTAATGGAAGACACTATGGTTATTACAACTGATGGTATTGCTAGTACAAAATTAGTTGCCGACGGTTTAGCTTCTTTAATTGAAGGACCTTACAACTCTAAGAGCGTTAGAACTATTGGGGCTGGATTTAATGGTGCTGCAATCACAACTATTACCGCAGTAACAGCTGCTTAATCTTGAATGAGATTAACCGCGCAGGATCTGCGTGATATGAATATCCTGAAGTATTACAGGCTCACTAGAAAGTGGGTCTGTAAAACTTACGGGTTAAAAGATGCAGATTTAGAATTATTAATTTATTTAGATTGTAAAGGAAGATTTACACGAAACGATTTTATCAACGGAGTTTATACATACTCATGGGATAAAAACAGATGGGAGAGATTAAAACGAGAAGGTTGGATCGAAACCTGGAGACACAGGAATAGAACAACGATTAAGTACTCAGTATTTAAAACTTCATGGAAATGCTCTCAAATGATTAGTAGGATATATAGAATCCTATTAGGTGAGGAAGACTTGCCCACTTCAGAAAGAAGTGTATTTTATAAGAATAAATCATATACAGATAAAGTTTACAATAAAGCTATAGATGATATGATTAAAGATAAAGATAGATAATGGGATTTAAACTAAAGTCAGGAAATAAGGTTGATTTCAAAATGATGGGATCTTCTCCAGTTAGAAACATGAAGGATGGTGATTACTCACAATCGTTTGAAAAACCAGGACCACCAAATGCAACAGAATTCAAGCATAGTTGGGACGGAGTTGATGAATCAAAAGATGCAACTAGTTTGATTCAAGCTAAAAAAGAGGAACAAGACGCGGTAAATGACGCTGCGGAGGGTAAAGCATTTGATAAAGATGCTGAGGGTAATGTTAAGACTGAAGAAAATACTGGAGGCAGTGCTGGAGCTGAACTTAAAACAACTTCTGATAAATACGAAGAAGGAGGTGATCTTAAAGAAGGAGATAAAAAATGGCACGAAACAGACGCGTTTAGAAATACTGGCGTTGGACATATAACGGATGCTGTTAAATCTATCGGAAGAGGGATTAAAAATATTAGAACAAAAAACAAAGCAAAGAAAGCTGAAAAACTTGCCTCTGCAAAAGAAGCTATTGAAAGTGGCACTCAAACTCTAAAACAACAAAAACGTGTAGATAGGTCAGCGAAGAAGAGTATGAAAAAAGAAGCTAAGGCTTCAGAGAAAAAAAATAAAGATCAAGAGAAGCTCGTTAAATACAAAGCGAAAAAAGCTAAGAAAGCAGTTAAAAAAATTAAGAAAAACACCGTGGTCAAAAATGGTAAGACTTACGATAAGTCAAAAAAGACAACTACTAATACTACGCCTACTGACGCTGAATTAATGGCTCATCACGAGGCTAATAGAAGGAAACAAGGTAAAAGTACATTATAATGGGATTTAAACTAGGGAGAGAAAGAGGAATACAAGTTGACAATGGAGAGATCAAAAACAAGATGAGCTTCAATAAAGATAACGTATCTATACCTGGCGTACCTGTTATTAGAAAAGACCTAGGTGAAGGTATAATGGGTGAGGCTAATATGGATGGAAGTATCTACCTCAGCAATAATATTGAACCTGGAAGTAAAGAAGAAAGAGAAGTTCTCATACATGAAATGAGACATGCTACCGACATGAGAATCGGTAAATTAAAATACGAAGACGATTATATTAAGTATAATGGAGAGACGTATCAAAGAAAAGACATTAACGGGGAGGACATGATTAACTATGATGGTAAATGGATCCAAGCTGGTAGTACTGAGTTCCCTTGGGAGCTCGAGGCAAACAATGGTAATAAATAACAATTAAACAAATCAAAACAAAATGGCAACATTAACACCAACATTAACACTTGCTAGTACTGACATATCAGCTAGCGAAACATTAAATTTAACATTAACAGACTCTTTGTCTGTATTAGGACCTGTAGAAACTAAAAGAGTGGCAATAGCCTCTAGCGCAACAGACTTAGAAGCAACTAACGTTATATTATTAGCGGCTAATTATAGTAAATCCTATGTATTATTATACAACACCTCCACAGCGACTTCAGGAGAGATTATGACAATAGGTACCGCGGTAGCAACTGGGGGTACTAATGATGAAGACTTATTAGCTACAGCATCACAAATGTCACTAGCTCCAGGAGAGTGGGCATTTTTCCCTTGGGAATCAGACATAAACCTAGCGGCTGATGCAACTACAGGAACACCTGTTTTAGAAGTTAGAGTGTATCAATCAGCAGCTTAATAATAACATATAAATAATAAATAAAACATGGCAACATTAACACCAACATTAACATTAGTGAGCACGGACGCATTCTCACATCAACCAATAAACGTCAGTGTAACTGATAGTCTAAGCGTAGTAGCTCCTTACACGGATTTATCCAGAATAGCTGCAGCTACTAGTACGGGAACAGAACTTATAGCAGCAACGCAAGCCGTTGTAACATATATATTTTTAAAACACACGGGAGTATTAGCTTCAAATGGTAACGCAACAGAAAATCTAGTTACAATAGAAAACGCAACTTCAGGTGAGGGTATAGCTACTTTAGCGGCTGGGGAATTTATGTTTTTACCTTTAAAAGCTAGTGAGGGATTGCAGGTAATCTCAGCTACAGCACCGGTATTCGTAGAATACATCTACTTCAGTAAAGCATAGTGGAAATATTTAAAGATAACAATAACTGGAACGAGAAATCTATTATCGGATTCATTGCATTTACAATAATGTGTGTGATTATGATAGTGGATCTCGTAACTGGTTGGTTAGGTAGAGACTTAATGATTAACGAATTTGTATATGATTCATTTGTATTTGTAGTACTTGGTTGTTTTGGTATAAGTGGAATAGAGAAATTCGCAAAAAAATAGACTATGGCATATAAGCAAAAAAAATCAATGATAGCTGGAACCGATCCAGTTAAGAAAGCTAAAGAAGATGCAACTACACAAGAGCTTTTTAACAATGCTGGGGACGAGATAGACTTTGCAACACAAGATAAAGACGGTAAACCCCAACACGGACCAACAGAGGAAAATCTTAGGATTTTAAACGCTGAGAAGGACGAGATAAAACACGGATCTCAAATCAAAAAAAACAACAACAACACAACTAGAATTTTCGGAAATAAATGAGTATTCTAACTAAAATATTTTCTGGTGGTGCTGCTGATCTTGTAAAAGGCATAGGTGGAGTTGTAGACAATCTGCATACATCTAAGGAAGAGAAGTTAGAGGCGGAAAGAAAAATAAAAGAATTAATAGCTAACTATGAGATTGAGATGGAGAAAAACATTACATCTCGTTGGGAGGCAGATTTAAAATCAGACTCATGGCTTAGCAAAAATGTTAGGCCAATGGTCTTAATATTTTTAATAGTATGCACCATGCTATTAATATTTATTGATGCTGGTGCTTTAAAATTTAACGTAAAAGACTCTTATGTAGATCTTTTACAATTAGTATTAATAACTGTGATCGGTGCCTACTTCGGTGGACGATCACTAGAAAAGGTAAAAAAATAAAATTATGAAAAGAGGATATAATTTAGCAACAATAAAACCACTCATGGGAGATACTACCCCTAGTTCTACCGCGTATGCTAACGGTGATTGGCTGTTTGGTTGGACGGCGTTTGAAATACCAACAGGAGCTTGCTTTATAAGAACAATAAATATGCTCGTTGCGGGGACAAACGGTGCTAGTGGTAATACTCACGACATACAGTTCTATTATGCTAGAAGTATAAATGGAGTTGCCCCAACAAATTTAGCTGTAGAAAACGTAGGACCAACGGATATTGGAGCTACAGTTAGTAAGAACAATATTATAGGGTACAGTCACCTGGATCTTTCCGCAACAGATGACTCAGATCATTTAACAGCCTATAATATTATAGGGTCAAGAACAGCGGCAGGAGCTGATAACACGCAAAACTCTGGTAGCACACATAACGTTATACTCCAAGGAGACCCTAAATACCCAAGCGCAGCAGGTTATCAAACTATTTGGCTTGGCGCTATTGCTAGAGGTGCTTTTGATTTTGGAACTGCTGTGGTGTTAAACATGGCAGAAAGTGCAGATGTAGCTGCGGATAAGACTGGCACAAGTGTAGCGTTAACAACAAGTGGTACAGATCCTAGAAAATGCTTTCAACCTGGGGATCAACTTATTGGTTCTACAACTACAGTGACAATGGAGGTTGTTTCTGTGGATAGCGCAACCGCAATGACAGTAAAAAATGTAAGCGCTCAAATTGACCACGGTGAAGAACTTATACTTAGAAGTCCAATAAAAATATATATGGGCTTAGAATATTAAAAACAAATTAAATTAAATTAAATTAAATAAAAATGGCAACAAAAACAAAGGGCACTAATGCAAAGATCAAAGAGTTAAAAGGTATCAAACCTGAGAAAGTTAAAGATGAAGAGTTAAAAAAGATACAAAGTGTAGTTGGTAAAATAAACAATCTTTATGTTGAGTTAGGAAGATTAGAAGCACTTAAGCATAATAATCTACATACTCTAGCTGGTATTCAAGATGAATTAATGGTAGTACAAAACGATTTAAACAAAGAGTACGGTACTGATGACATTAACATCCAAACTGGAGAGATAAAATACGAAGACGATGTCGAAGCTGATTCGTAAGATAAGTATCGGTAAAGATTATAAGAATGACGCTATGCACTATGCCGTAGGGCAAGAAGTGTATGGTGGTCATACTATCTGCGATATTATAGAGGAGGACGAGAAGTACTCTATCTATATCAAAAAAAACAAAGACGTGTTACCTTGGAAAGATTTTAACAAGAACATGGCTGTATCTGTAGAGTATAATCTACAATACTAATGAAAAGTGTTTACAACTTTGTTGTAAAGCCAAAAGGAGAAAGATATAACAATACCAAGAAATTTGATGGTGGAGAGTTAATCCTTAACACAGATATATTTCAACATCAGTATGTTAATAGAGAAGCTATCGTAATATCAACTCCAATTATTGGTGATACAGATATAAAACCAGGAGATACAGTTATAGTACATCACAACGTTTTTAGAAGATGGAACGACGTAAAAGGTGTAGAAAGAAACAGTAAGTCTTATTTTAACGAAGATACTTACTTTATAAACCACGAACAAATCTTTTTGTACAAACAAGAAGACAAGTGGATAGCTCCAAAAGGATATTGCTTTGTAATACCTTTAAAAGCTACAGACCAGTTTAATACTGAGTCTGAAAAACCATTACAAGGTATTGTCAAATATTCTGACGGTACAGTTGAGGTCGGTGATCTAGTTGGTTATAGACCAAGTAGTGAATATGAGTTTATCGTTGATGGCGAGAGACTATTTCGAGTTTTATCTAATTTTATTACAATCAAATATGAACATCAAGGAAACGAAGAAACGTATAATCCAAGCTGGGCACAAAGCAGTTGAAGAACTTATTAAAGTAGGTGAAGAAGCTATTGTCACTGACTCTGAAGATGATTTAACAGCTGATAAGTTAAAGAATGCCGCAGCTTCTAAAAAGTTAGCTATATTTGACGCATTTGAGATACTTAACAGAATTGAAGAAGAAGAAAACTTGCTTGAGGGTAAAACACCTGAAGAGGCAAAGGAAAAAACTTTTAAAGGATTCGCAGAAAGTAGATCTAAGTAATGTACGAGCAAAATTTAGTTAAGACAGTTGAACCTGTAAAAAAGACTACTATCAGTAGACTTAATAAAGGTAAGAAATGGAAATACGGCTACGATAAAGAACATGACATTATAGTGTTATCTCATAACGGTCAAATAGGTGAGATAATAGAAATACAAGGACTAGTTATTGCGTTACCAAAAGCTCCTAAAGAAGTATACAAAGATCCGAAGAACAAATGGGTGAAATTCGAGTATCCCAAGGAGTTGCAGAGAATTAAAAATATATTCGATTGGAGAAACTATCCGGAAAGCAGTAAAGAAAAATGGTACGATTATATAGACGAGGAATTTAAAAGAAGGGAGGAAGGATTCTGGTTCACGAATAATGGTAAACCAACCTGGATAACAGGTACGCAGTACATGTACTTGCAATGGAGTAAGATTGATGTAGGTGCCCCAGATTTTAGAGAGGCAAACAGATTGTTTTATATATTCTGGGAAGCTTGTAAAGCGGATAAAAGGTGTTACGGGATGTGTTACCTTAAAAACAGACGTTCTGGATTTTCCTTCATGTCGTCGGCGGAAACGGTTAATTTAGCCACTCTTGCAAGTGATAGTAGATTTGGTATATTATCTAAAACTGGATCAGATGCGAAGAAGATGTTTACAGACAAAGTGGTTCCTATATCAATTAATTATCCTTTCTTTTTTAAACCTATCCAAGATGGTATGGATCGTCCAAAATCCGAACTTGCTTACAGAGTACCTGCTAGTAAGTTTACACGGAAGAAGATGTCAGCTACAGATGGGTTGGAGGAAATCGAAGGTTTGGACACGACGATTGACTGGAAAAACACTGGAGACAATAGTTATGATGGTGAAAAACTAGCTTTATTAGTTCATGATGAATCTGGTAAATGGGAGAGACCCGATAATATTTTAAACAACTGGAGGGTTACAAAAACATGTTTACGATTAGGTAGTAGAATTATTGGTAAATGTATGATGGGCTCGACTTCAAATGCTTTAGATAAGGGTGGAGAAAACTTTAAAAAATTATACAATGCCTCAGATGTCACGAGAAGAAATAGAAATGGTCAGACAAAGTCTGGCTTATACTCTCTTTTTATCCCAATGGAATGGAACTACGAAGGATTTATTGACGAGTATGGAATTCCAGTCTTTACTACTCCTGATATCGATAGACTCACACCAGACGGTGAACTGATAGATGTAGGTGTAATAGATAACTGGCAAAACGAGGTAGATGGTCTAAAAGACGATCAAGACGCTTTAAATGAGTTTTACAGGCAATTCCCTAGAACTACAGAGCACGCGTTTAGGGATGAGACTAAAGGAAGTATATTTAACTTAGTTAAGATATACGAGCAGATAGATTATAACGAAGAACTGTCTAGAACTCTAGGGGTTACAACAGGTAATTTTCAGTGGGTCAATGGGATTAAAGATTCTCAAGTTATATTTTATCCAGATCCAAAGGGTAGATTTAAAGTTAGTTGGGTTCCACCTCAACAACTACAAAACAGAGTAATACTTAAAAATGGTATTAAATACCCGGGTAACGAGCACATGGGCGCTTTTGGTTGTGATAGTTACGATATATCAGGAACGGTAGATGGAGTTGGATCGAAAGGAGCTTTACACGGCTTAACTAGGTTCAGCATGGAAGACGCTCCAGCTAACAGTTTCTTTTTAGAATACTTGTCTAGACCACCAACGGCTGAGATGTTCTTTGAGGACGTTCTAATGGCTTTAGTATTTTATGGGATGCCTATACTCGCAGAGAACAATAAACCCCGTCTCTTGTATTACTTGAGACGTAGAGGATATAGAGGGTTTAGTATGAATAGACCGGATAAGATATGGAATAAGTTGTCCGTTGCAGAAAAAGAAGTAGGTGGTATACCTAACTCCTCGGAAGATATTAAACAAGCTCACGCAGCGGCAATCGAGATGTATATACAAGATCACGTTGGGATTAAACAAGATGGTAGTCATGGTGATTTGTATTTCAATGAGCTGCTAAACGATTGGGCAAAGTTTGATATAAACAAAAGAACAAAGCATGATGCGTCAATAAGTTCTGGTTTAGCTATTATGGCTAACAACAGACATTTGTACGCACCAAACGCAAAGATAGAAAAACAACCATTAAGTATACATATTTCAAAATATTCAAATACTGGGGGTATGTCTCAAATAATTAAAAAATAAAATGAATAGACGAACTACAAATAATTTCTTTCCTAGCCAAGTTGTTGGTGATGCTGAGAAAATTAGTTATGAATATGGTTTAAAGGTTGCTCGTGCTATTGAACGAGAGTGGTTTGATAATAGCTCTAATGGTAGTAGGTATAACAAGGGGTTAAATAGTTTTCATAATTTAAGATTATACGCTAGAGGTGAGCAGTCCATCCAAAAATACAAAGATGAATTATCTATAAATGGTGATTTATCATATCTAAACTTAGACTGGAAACCAGTTCCAATTATCCCTAAGTTTGTTGACATAGTCGTTAACGGAATTGCAGAAAAACTATATGATGTAAAAGCATACTCACAAGATCAAGCGGGTGTTAGCAAGCGTACTGATTATATGGAAAATTTACTTAAGGATATGAAACTTAAGGATTTCGATGCTCAAACCAAAACGGCTTTAAACATTGACTTATCAACAACTCCACTAGAGAAACTTCCTGACTCAGAAGAAGAGTTAGCATTACACATGCAACTTAACTATAAGCAAGCTGTTGAGTTAGCCGAGGAAGCTGCTCTAAGCGTTTTGTTTAAGGGTAATAACTATGATTTAATAAAAAGAAGATTCTACCAAGATTTAACGATACTAGGTATAGGCGCTGTTAAAACATCCTTCAACACCTCTGAGGGTGTTGTTATAGACTACGTGGATCCAGCCAATCTAGTTTATTCTCACACAGACTCCCCTTATTTCGAAGACATATACTACGTTGGAGAGGTTAAAGAGATTCCGATTAACGAGTTGGCTAAAGAATTTCCACATTTAGAACATGAGGATTTAGAAGGGATATCTAAGAAAAATAGTAGCTATGCGGACATGGGTCGTAGAAACCGTGATAATGATAACAATAAAATTCAAGTACTATACTTTAACTACAAAACTTATATGAATGAAGTTTATAAAGTTAAAGAAACAGCTAGTGGCTCTGCTAAGATAATAAAGAAAGACGATAAGTTTAATCCACCTGTAGACGTGGACTTTAAATTTTCTAAGCTACAACGAGCTGTTGAGTGTTTATATGAGGGAGCGTTGATTCTTGGAACCGATAAATTACTTAAATGGGAGATGGCAAGGAATATGATGCGACCTAAAAGTGATTACACTAAAGTTAAAATGAACTATGCTATCTGCGCGCCAAGAATGTACGAAGGGCGAATAGAATCACTTGTAAGCAGAATAACTGGGTTTGCTGACATGATACAACTAACTCACCTAAAACTTCAACAGGTGTTATCTAGAATGGTTCCTGATGGGGTTTATCTAGATGCTGATGGATTAGCAGAGATCGATTTAGGTAACGGTACTAACTACAACCCACAAGAAGCTTTAAACATGTACTTCCAAACAGGTTCTGTTATTGGTAGATCGTTAACTCAAGATGGTGATCCAAATCAAGGTAAAACACCTATACAGGAAATATCTAATAGTAGCGCTGCTGCTAATAAAATGCAGGGGTTAATTAGTACTTATAACTACTATTTACAAATGATTAGGGATACAACTGGTTTAAACGAAGCTAGAGACGCTTCTACACCAGACGCTAAATCGTTAGTTGGTATACAAAAAATGGCTGCAGCAAACTCAAATGTAGCCACAAGACATATCTTACAAAGTGGTATGTTCTTAACAGCAGAGGTTGCTGAATCATTATCTTTAAGAATATCTGACATACTAGAGTATTCTCCAACAAAAGATGCTTTCATACAATCTATAGGCGTTCACAATGTTGCTACGTTAAAAGAGATGGCAGAGTTACATCTGTACGATTTTGGTATATTCTTAGAGTTAGCACCAGACGACGAGGAGAAGCAGATGCTAGAGAACAACATCCAAACATCTATACAACAAGGATCGATAGACTTAGAAGATGCTATTGATTTAAGAAACATTAGAAATGTTAAGCTAGCTAATCAAATGCTTAAGATTACTAGAAAGAAAAAAGCAGAGTTAAAGCAAAAGCAAGAACTTGAGATGACAGAGGCTCAAGGTAAATCTCAGGCAGAAGCTTCAAAAGCAGCAGCAGAGGCAGAAACTCAAAAAGCACAAGCGGCTCACCAATTAAACATAGAGCTAGAGAACGTTAAGGCACAAAACAAAACTCAGCAAATGCAAATGGAGTCTGAGATTAAAAAAGAACTCATGCAGATGGAGTTTGAAATCAACATGAAACTTCAAAAGATGAATATGGAAGAGGTTGATATGAAAGACACAAGAAAAGAAGATCGTAAAGACGATAGAACAAAAATGCAAGCATCACAACAAAGTGAGCTTATTGACCAAAAATTAAACAAAAAACCACCTAAAAAGTTTGAGTCCTCAGGTAATGATATAATGAGTGGCGAATTTGGTCTGGGTGAATTTGGTCCTAAGTAAAATTATTAACTATTATTATATTATATTATGGCAGAAAAAGAAGAGCCAATCGCTGATAGCGAAACTGGCAAAATTAAAGTAAAGAAAAAAGAAACAAAACAACCAGACGGTAACGAGACAAAAGGTAACGTTACTAAGGTTGCAGCGAAAATGAAGAAACCAGCCGAAGCTGTTGAACCAACAGTTACGAAGGTTGATTTAAACAATCCACCAGAAGAAAAACCAGTTGAAGAGGTTAAGCCTGAAGCTGAGGCACAAGAGGTGGAAAAACAAGATACACCAGTAGTAGAGGAAATAACTAATGAAACTGTAGAGCAGGTAGAAGAAGTGGCTGTTGAAGCTGCAGAAGCTATAAAAGAGTCTATGGAAACTGGTGAACCTTTACCGGAGAACATCCAGAAGTTAGTTGACTTTATGGACGAAACTGGTGGTGATTTAAATGACTACGTTAAGCTTAATAAAGATTACAGTGAGATGGATAATCAAGATATACTGTATGAGCACTACAAGCAAACTAAACCCCATTTAAACGCAGAAGAAATTAACTTCCTTTTGGAAGATCAATTCTCGTTCGACGAAGACGTAGACGACGATAGAGAAATACGTAGAAAAAAATTAGCGTTAAAAGAGCAAGTTGCAAACGCTAAAACTCAACTGGAAGAGAACAAATCCAAATACTATGAAGAAATTAAAGCTGGGTCTAAATTAACTGACGACCAACAAAAAGCAATTGATTTCTTTAATAGGTACAACAAGGAAGAAGCGAGTAACAAAGAGGTAGCAAATAAACAAAAATCTACTTTCTTAAATAAAACCGAGCAGGTTTTTAACGACAAATTCAAAGGTTTTGAATATGAGGTCGGGGATAAGAAATTTAGATACAACGTAAACAACGCTGGAGCGGTTAAGGATACTCAGGTAGACATTAATAATTTTGTCAAGAAGTTCTTGAATGAAAATGATGAAATGTCAGATGCCCAAGGTTACCACAAATCACTTTATACAGCAATGAATGCTGATGCTATCGCTAAACACTTTTACGAACAAGGTCAGGCTGATGCTATGAAAGATAGTGTTCAAAATGCTAAAAACATAGATATGAGCCCTAGACAATCACATGGTGCTGTAAGCGCTGGTGGTATAACTGTAAAAGCTTTAGGAGACAACTCTGCTGATTTCAAATTTAAAATTAACAAAAAATAAAAATTAAAAAAACAAAATTATGGCAATTACAAATGGCCCATTGTTAAATAGTGTTCCAGCTGCGCAACAGCAAGCACTATCTACAAATTATTTGGACTTCACGGGTACAACTGATACTACGTGGGCACAACAATATTTACCAGATCTTATGGAGAAAGAAGCTGAAGTTTTCGGACCGAGAACTATATCAGGATTTCTTTCAAAAGTAGGAGCTGAAGAATCTATGACTGCTGATCAAGTTGTTTGGTCAGAACAAGGTAGATTACACTTATCTTACACGGGTAACGTGAGCTCGGCTACTGCTGGTGCTAACACGGGTACAGGTGTAACTAACGTTGCGCAAATTACAATTGAAAATGATATTGATGGAAGTGCAGGTTTTAGCGCTGCTTCTCACGGTATTAGAGTGAATGATACTGTTGTGGTATCTAACTCTGATGGTATTTTCAAGTGTTTAGTAACAGTTGTTGCAAATGCTATTATTGACGTTGCTCCTTACGGACAATCTGCTTTAGCTGCTAACACAACCGCTGATGGAACAACTATATTAGTTTATGGTTCTGAATACGGAAAAGGTATGAGCTACGTAACAGCTGCTGGTACTACTAATTCTACTGATTCGAGAGGTGCTAACCAACCTTCAATCAAAACTTTTAGCAACAAACCAATTATTATGAAAGATTACTACGAAGTGTCAGGTTCTGATACTGCTAGGATTGGATGGGTTGAAGTAGCTGCTGAAGACGGTCAATCAGGTTACTTATGGTATTTGAAAGCTGAGGCTGATACAAGAGCTCGTTTTAACGATTACGTTGAGATGGCAATGTTAGAAGGCGAGCTTGCACTTGCTGCTTCTGAGGTTCAAGGTTCTACAATTGTGTCTGGATCTACTACAAACGCAACTTTAGATGCTGGTACTGAAGGTTTATTTGCTGCTATTGAGTCAAGAGGTAATTTAACTTCTGGAATCACTGGAGTTAACGCTGCAACTGATTTAGCTGAATTTGATGCTATCTTAGCTGAGTTTGATAAGCAAGGAGCTATTGAAGAAAACATGATGTTTGTAAACAGAGCTACTTCGTTAGCAATGGATGACATGTTGGCTTCTATGAATTCTTACGGAGCTGGAGGTACTTCTTACGGAGTATTCGACAACGAAGAAGATATGGCTTTAAACTTAGGTTTCTCTGGTTTCAGAAGAGGTTCTTATGACTTTTACAAGTCTGACTTCAGATACTTGAATGATTTAGCAACAAGAGGTGGTATCAACGCTGCTTCAGCTGCCAACGCGATCAGAGGGGTTATTATCCCAGCTGGTACTTCTACTGTTTATGACCAACAATTAGGAAAGAATCTTAAGAGACCTTTCTTACATGTTCGTTATAGAGCTTCACAAACTGACAACAGAAAAATGAAAACTTGGACTACTGGTTCGGTTGGAGCTGAGACATCTGCTTTAGATGCGATGCAAATCCACATGTTGACTGAGAGATGTTTAGTTACACAAGGTGCTAACAATTTCATGTTAATGAAATAAGCACTTATTATATTAAAGACCGGGGCTTCGGCCTCGGCCTTTTATTTTATTAATTTTATTATATATTATATTATGGCAAAGAAAACAAAGAAGGTTGAGGTAGAGCCTCAAATTGAAACAATGGAAGAAGTGGTTACAGAATTTTTTGAAGAAACATTTGAAGAACCTGTGATTGAAGAACCAAAAGCAAGAGAAAGATTAAAACCTACAAATGAGTGGGAAATTAAAGATAGGATGTATTTTTTGAAAGGTGGTAAAAAGCCCTTATCTAGATCAATTAAAGCTACAAACATATACTATTTTGACGAAGAAAAGGGTTATGAAAGAGAGTTAAAATATTGTTCTAATCAAAGAACGACTTTTGTTGACGAGATGAAGGGTGATCAAAGATTAGAGCATATTATTTTTAGATCAGGCACATTATTTGTGGAAAAAGAAAAAACAGTTTTACAAAAACTACTTTCACTATACCACCCTCACAAAGGTAATATTTACGAGGAATACAAGCCGGCTATAGAAGCTGAGGAGGAGATAGAGGCTTTAGATTTACAGGTTGATGCACTAATCGCAGCTAGAAACATAGACATCGATATGGCGGAGGCTATCATGCGTGTTGAAAAGGGTTCTAACGTATCTAACCTAAGTTCTAAGGAGCTTAAAAGAGATTTATTAGTATTTGCTCGAAACAACCCAAAACTCTTCTTAGAGTTAGCGGATGATGAGAATGTAATGCTAAGAAACTTTGGTATTAAAGCTGTTGAAGCTGGAATACTAAGATTATCTTCTGACCAAAGAAACTTCTTATGGGGTGGAAATGGAAGGAAACTAATGGTTATACCATTTGACGAACATCCTTATACTGCGTTAGCACATTGGTTTAAAACTGATGAAGGTATGGAAATCTACTCTAATATAGAGAAAAGATTAAATCAATAACAAAATAATATGGTTGTCCTTCGGGGCAACCATTTATTAAAATTTAATTTTATGAAAGAAAAATCAAAGGGTTTAGGAGACTCAATAGAAAAATTTACAAAAGCAACAGGGATAAAAAATATTGTTGATCAAGTTAATAAACTTAGAGGAGAGAAAGATTGTGGTTGTGGTAAAAGAAAAGATCAGCTTAACAAAAAATTCCCTTATAAAAAATAAAAAAATATGATACTAGTAGACACGGTATACCAAAGAGTTTTAGCGCTAGCTAATAAAGAACAGAGAGGATACATAACGCCTCAAGAGTTTAATCTACTAGCTAATCAAGCTCAAATGGAAATATTTGAACAATATTTCTATGATCAAAAAAGTGAAGATCAAAACCTGAAGAATTCAACCGAATTCTCTAATGTAGACGAGATGTTGGATGAAAAGCTCTCTATATTTAAAAATACACAAGCCTTAACGGTTACTGGATCTACCGGAACACTTCCTAGCAACATGTATAGACTAGGATCTTTATTCTATGCTAGTTCTTTAATTGAAGTGGAGCAAGTCACGGAAGAGGAGCTGATGTACTTGCAGCAATCACCATTAGCAAAGCCAAGCACCTACTGTCCTGCTTTTGTAAGAAGTGGTGGTAGCACTGTAACGTTATACCCTTCACCAACAACAGCTATAAACTTAAACTATATAAGAACACCTGCAAAAGTAGTTTGGGGTTACGCTGTCATCAATGACAAAGCGTTATATAACAATGGTTCTTCGACTAACTTTGAGCTACACGGCGGTGACGAGACAGAGTTGGTTTATAAAATATTATCGTTAGCCGGTATAACTATAGCAAAACCAGGTTTAGGTACTTATGCAGAACAACAAATAACAGCACAAAAAACTCAAGAAAAACAATAACAAATGGGATTATACAACGGTAGTTTAGCTAATTATTATGGGGGTTTAGAGGATACTGGATCTTATCAGTTTATATCCGTAACAGATGTCATAAACAACTTTAGAGTTGCTTATGTCGGCGAAGATAAAATAATACCTAAAATATCTAGAGCAGATATAAAGTTCCATGCTTTAAGAGGTATTCAGGAATTATCTTATGACACGTTTAGATCATGCAAGACATTGGAACTAGAAGTGCCACCAAGTTTACTATTACTACTGCCACACGATTATGTAGAGTATACTAAGATTTCTTGGATGGATAGCAATGGAAAATGCCACACAATTAAACAATGTAAAGCGTGCCCAAAAGACGCGTTGTCATATGAGCAGAACACTGATGGCACTATAAATGTTGGTGATTTTGTAGAGGGCAAAAGTGAAAAGAGGTGGGTTGAGGCTTATGGTGAAGGTCCAAACCCTCCAAGAGAATGGAAACCAGTTACTAGAAGTCATGGAGAGGGGACATTTTATTTATATTCAACTGATAAAAATGGAAAGACCCCAGATAGAGGTGATAGTCGTAATTGGGTTTACATTTACGCAAACGCTGATGGAACTCCAGACATGGATAACCCGCGTAACTATGAGCATTGGCACGATGGATACTGGGAAACTATATCAAGTACCGGTGATCATTACACGCAAGATCCTACGGTGGAAGATTCTACAACTTGGGCTAACGTTCAAAGCGGTGGTTCTGTAAATAATGCTAACACTAGTGTTGATGCTGACGACACAATGTACCAAACTAACGTTGGTCAAAGGTATGGATTAGACCCTCAACACGCTAATGTTAATGGTTGTTTTTGGATAAACTGTAGAACAGGAAAAATTCACTTTGACTCTAATTTAGCCGGGAAAACTGTGATTATACAATACATAAGCGATGGAGTTGCTACTGATGATGAGATGATAGTTCACAAGTTTGCTGAAGAAGCAATGTATAA